GATTATAGGTCTAGCTGGTCTACGCCGACTACCGTAAAAGATAGGTTGGCGGTTGAAGCAGCGACGTACAAATCATCGTTGATGTTGAGTGGAAACTTAAATGTTTCAAAAGAGTTAGAAGTTGCGGAGTACTGTTCCTTTGCTATGTAGCCTCTTCCTGCTTCATCGTTTACTCCTGCTGGTGCTATCCAGATAGAAAAAGTAGCTACAGTCGAAGATTTGTTTGTAACTATCACGGAGACTAAGTGCTCGCTGTCTGAGTCAAAGACTTTAGTGCCAGTTGCTCCAGCGGCTGGGTTTGCAATGGCCAGTCTTTTAATGCTAGCTGTCATGTTTTATCCTCCCAACCACCAGGCTACTGAAAAATTAGCAGTGCCCTGCGGTCCAATTGGTCCAGGCAGGCCTATTGGTCCGGTCGGTCCGGTAGCGCCTAGTGTATTACCTACATTATCCCACTGATTCGTGCTTACTACCCAAACGTACAAGTCTCCATTTGTTAAAACGTAGGCGTCGCCTGCTGCCCCTGTGGGGTGCGCAGCCAGCAAAGCCGCCAGCGACGGGTACTGTCCCTTTATTGTTGTAAATGGTCCAGAAAGACCGATTGGTCCAGTAGCGCCTGTCGGACCCGTCGGGCCAGGTTGACCAACTGGGCCAGTTGCACCCGTTGGACCTACTAGTGGAACTACTACTAAGTCCCAAGCTACGCCCGACCACTTCCAGGTTTGACCGCCAGACGTGTAGGTCTGGTTTAACGTAGGTGTGCTAGGAAAGTCAATTGCCATTAGATTAACCTCGCCCAAATGCCGATAGTAGTGTTACTGAAGGTGGTGTAGTCGACGGTGGCTGGTAAGTCTGTCTGTGCGCCGATTGCCGCGGTGATGCGTGGTGCCAATGAAGTGAGCGTGACAGGCGGGTTGTTGTACGCTAGGTACACGCCTGGTGCCACTGAACCAACAAATATGACGCCAATCGCGTACCTGGTTCCCGCGACTAAAGCATAAGAGGCTGGATAGCCGCCGCCTTCAACAAATGTACCAGTGTTGTATGAATTTGTAAACTCAAACAGAGACGTTTGATTTGCCGTTCTAGCAACCATAGTTAGCGAGTCATTTTCATCTACGGTGTACAGTGCAAATCTAATTGTCGTTGCGTTGCTTGCAGCTGGATTGCCACCTACAATCATTATACTAGAAATTGTTTTGTTTACTAGCGGTGTAAAATAATGAAACCAACAGACTCCAGAAACTAAGCTCACTTGACTGTTAAATCTGCGAGGTGCTAGATCTAAATGCGCTCTGCTCATGTGTTGGTAGCCGTACAGTGCATCTAGTGACAAAGAACTTATATCGTATGGACTAATAGCGGCACCAGTTGCTGTTTTTATGATGCCTTCTGATCGATACACTAAGTTTGCAGAGTTTGAAATACCATGCACGTCTGTGGTGTCTATTCTGTGTGTCTCAATCTGGGCTGCAGCTTCGTTTGTGGCTATTGTTAGTGCCTCTGCCTCAGTTGCAAGTGCATTTGTGTCTGCAATGCCATGTATACCAGTTGTTAAAGCGTTGTGCGCCGCTACTTTTGCATCTGCTGTCGCCGTTGCTTTATCTTGCGCTCCTACTTGTGTTTCTAGCTCGTAAGTAGCTGGAATACCGTGTACGTCTGTGTGGTCAGAGTTGTGCGCCGCGATGGCTGCTGCGGCCGCGATTGCCGCTATTTCTGCAGCTTGTGTCGATGTAGTAACTGTCGGTGCAGACAACTCTCTAGTGCTATTGTTGAACAATAATGGTGATATTGCATTTATAGAAGCCTCTGGCCCCGTTGCCCCCACTGGACCGACTGGACCGGTTGCACCAGTTGGGCCTGCTGGACCCTCGCTGTAGTCTACGTTCCAAGTGGTGCCAGTCCACACATAACGCTTCGAGTCTACTGTTACTGACTGTCCTACTGAGGGAGAGTCTGGAAAGTCGTACGCCATGTGCTACTCTCCGCTCTGCTCTGGCCATGGAGCTGCAGTGTTTCCTGCCGCTTGCCAAGCTAGATACGCAACGTAGTCTACATTGTTTTCGTCTGCTGGAATACAAGTTACGGAGTTGTCTGAGTTTACACGCATTATTAGCGCTCCAAAACTGGTGTTAGTGTGTAGAAAATAGCTCATAGTTCTGCCTCCGCTATAAAGCTGTACCGCGCCGCAGTTGAGTGGCTAGTCAGCTGCACGTGGCTGTCTTCTGAGGCCAAGAATGTTGCACCAGTTCCAACTGTAAAGGATGCAGTTATGCTGGGTGCTACTCTCTTTCTGGCTTTGTAGTAAAAGCCCGGGTAGCCTGCAGAGGCAACCGTTAGAGCAACGCCTGCATTTTGTGCGCTTCTTTCACAGTAACGCATGCACAAGTCTAACTCGACCGAGTGGTTTCTATGCTCAAAGGGAGTAGCAGTGCTGTTTGCCTCAAACTGTACGCCTGTAATAGCTATGTAGTTTTGTGCTGCAGCACCTAAGTTTACTTGTCCGGGCGCCCTGTTTGCAAAAACATAAGGAGCCCAATTATTTGTAGCGGAGCCAGACGTGTAGTTAGTGCCGGCAAGAAGCATAAATGCTAAGTGCATAGAAGTTTGATTATCGTTGTCTAGCACTCCAGACAGATCACCGTTAATGCTTATTGACTTTTGCTCCCAAGTATCTACTGCAGTTACTGAATAAGTTTTAGTTGCGTGTCTGGCATTGTCATGATCAAAAAGCTCTACTACGTACGTGCCAGTCTGAGATGCTTTTACCCAAAAACTTATGCTCGTGTCTCTAGAGCCTAGCTTGCCTTTAGACAAGTGCTGCAGAGCTTTTCCTTCTATTTTTTGTTCTAGAACTAAAAAAGTATCTGAGCTTAAGCTACTGACTGCCGCTGTACAAGTCATTTTTACTGACTTGCTAAAACCGTTGTACGCAGGAGCGTCGTTTGACTGCTCTAGATTCCACGTGCCAAAAGACCCGTCGCCGCCAAAGCTCCAACGGTCAACTGTGTAGTACCCTGGACTGTTTGCACTAGTTATAGCCGTAGCTGTAGTGGCACGCTGGGCAACTTGCATTGCCCCATTTATGATTATGTTTCTAAAAGTTTCAACTTGAGGTGCAGCTGCGCCCGTCGGACCCGTGGGTCCTGGTGTGGTTGACACTGCGCCTGTCGGTCCGGTTGGTCCAGTCGGTCCGCGTGCACCAGTCGGACCAGTCGGTCCGCCGGCAGGTCCAGTAGGTCCCGGTACAGTTGATGCTGCTCCAGTAGCGCCGGTCGGTCCTTGTGGTCCAGTGGGTCCAGTCGGACCTGGCACGGTGCTTGCTGCACCTGTTGGTCCTGTGATAGCTGGCCCGGTTGCGCCCGTTGGGCCAAAGTTTGCCGTTGCTGTTTCTACCCAGTAACCATCTGTGTAGACGTACAGTCTTAAGTTTTGTGTGTTAAACCAACCGTCTCCAGTTTGTGGCAATGTAGGTGCAGTATCCGACGGTTGAAATTTTCCAATTGGTCCAGCCGGACCAGTCGGTCCTGGTTGCGCCGGTCCTGTTGCACCGGTGGGTCCAGTGGGACCCGTAGGTCCTGTTGCGGTTGCATCGCTGCCAGCGGGGCCGGTCGGTCCTAGCGGTCCGGCAGCACCAGCTGGGCCGGTCGGTCCTACTGGAGCTGCGCCTACTTCAACCCAGTAACTGTCGTAGTACACATAAACTTTTCCGTTGTTTGAGTTGAACCAAGCTTGCCCTGGGTTTGGGTTAGACGGCGGCGTGGCTTCTGCTGTAGAAAAATTACCGGCGGGTCCTGTCGGACCGATCGCTCCAGTCGGACCCGTGGGAGTGATTCTGAGTACTTTCCAGTACTGTCCAGTCCAACTCCAAGTTGTCTGACCAGCAAAAAACTCTTGTCCAACACTGGGGTTGTCAGGAAAGTTTATTGCTACCACTTGTGCTCCTTGCGAAGAATTACCGATAAAGTGTCGTTGTCAAAGTGTACCGCAAACGTGCAATATGAATAGAAGCAAAGTGCCCCTATTTTTACTGTTTTTACTGCTATGCTTCTGGTGTGACCAGTCCTTGGTTTAACTGGTTAGTGTAGGCCTCCGCCCAAGCAGACGCAGCCTCAACTGACTCCCAGGGGCCGCTTAAGTCTATTGTTTGCCCATTTGACTGTATTTTTGCCATAGGGGGGTTGTCTGTTACCTCGTACGAGTAGCTCATTATTTTCTCCCTGTATCTTTATAGTATTGAAGAGCTTAGCTGTCCGGCGGCTCCGGCAGCCACAAATGCGCCCGGGCCGAACGACGCGCAGGCAAGCCAATTTGCTCCTACGCCTACGTCTTGTTGTGTCCAGTTCACGCCGTTGTCCACAGAAACTGCCAGTTTTCCGTTAAAGCCTACCGCTACGTAGGCGTCGTTTCCGGCGGCAACTGCAGTTATGTTCGTCAGTCCAAAACTAGAAACTCGCTGGGTCCACGTAATGCCGTCAGAAGATGAAGCCAGCTTACCATCGTCACCCGCTATTACTGCCCCTATGGATGAACTGTGAACTACTCCACGAATACGAGTCAGTCCAAATCCAGAAACTCGCTGGGTCCACGTAATGCCGTCAGAAGAGGTAGCCAGCTTACCTTCGTCGCCGACCGCAATCCACTGACCGGCACTGTAGGAAACTGCATAGATAAAAGTACTTCCAAAACTAGAAGTACGCTGAGTCCACGTAGTACCGTTTGTTGACGTAGCTAGTTTACCATTTGCCCCTACGGCGACAAAAATATCATTTCCATACTGCACGTCTAAAATTGCCGTAGTACCAAAAGAAGAGCTTCTCAGCGTGTATGTACTTCCATCTGTAGAGGTTGCTAACTTTCCAGCTGCACCAGCCACGACAAAAACACCCACGCCGTGGGCAGACCCATAAATAGAAGAAGATCCAAAACCAGAAGTTTTATGTAACCAAGTTACAGTGTCAATAGACACTGCAAGTTTAGCGCTGTCTCCAGCCGCTAGGTACAACCCAGAGTTACTACCAAAAGCAAGAGTATTTATGTTTGTAGTTCCAAATCCAGCGCTACGCACAGTCCAGTCTTGTGGCGGTCTTACTATTTTTTCTGAGGAAAAAACTCCATGCAACATTGTCAGCATATAGAATTCCTACAGAGCCAAGCTACCTGTTAAAATCCAAGTATCCGTGCCTAACTTTACAAGAGAAGCAACCGCGTATTGCTCGGAGAGCTTTCGTTTATTTTGAACAGAGTAGATGGTAACTCCACTAGCAGGTGCAATAGAAACTTGTCCTACTCCAGTCTGGACTACTACAATTTGTGCTCCTGTTGCAAATGGAACGGCAGAATTTGTTGGAACTGTCACGGTCACTGGCACGCTTGATGTCATCTGTACCAGTCTAGTCGCGTCAATTAAATCTAACGGATAAGAATTAGACTGAGGAACTGCAACTAAGTTATAGAAAGCCGGACCAGTCGCGCCGGTTGGACCAGTTACGCCCTGAATACCTTGCGAGCCTGTCGGTCCCGTCGCCCCGAGCAAGCCCTGTGAACCGGTCGGACCAGTTACGCCTTGAATACCCTGTGCACCGGTCGGTCCCGTCGGCCCGAGCAAGCCCTGTGAACCGGTCGGACCAGTTACATTTGAAGCTGCTCCAGTTGGACCAGTCGGACCAGTCGCGCCGGTTGGACCAGTTACGCCCTGAATACCTTGCGCGCCTGTCGGACCTTCTGCGTTCTTTACGTTAATTACGCCGACTAGTAGTAAATCACTTACGCACTCATATACGTATGAAGACGGAGCGTCGAACGGTACGTCTAGTGTAATTGTAGAAACTACACTGCTGTTTGATACGCCTGCAACAGTGTCGTTGTTTGTGGCTCCTGGCACTGGAGTGGTGTTTCCAGAAGCAAGACGAATTGCCAAAGGTTTAGTGCTATTTACGCCTTGAAGTGTAAAGTAGTATTTTGCTCCGCGAGTAACTGTTAGAGCCGGTAGTGGTGAACTAAAACCAGAAACAAAATAACTTCCGTTTTGTAGCTCCACCGAGTACGTATAGCCGCCCGGCAATCCAGTAGCACCAGTCGGTCCGGTTGGTCCTCGAACTGCGCCCACTGAAACCCAGTTTGTACTAACCGTGTCCCAAACGTACAGGTCTGTGCCAACTAGATAGCCTTGTCCAGCCGAGCCAGTAGGATGCGCAGCTGTTAACGCCGCAAAAGACACGTACTGACCTAAGATAGTTACGCCAGAGCCCTGCTCACCTTGTGCGCCAGTCGGGCCGGTCGGTCCTACAACTGTGCTTGCCGCGCCCACAGAACCAGTCGCGCCGGTCGCGCCCGTAGGTCCAGTCGGTCCCGTAACGGTTGAGTCCGCGCCGGTAGCGCCGGTAGCGCCAGTCGCGCCCGTCGGGCCAGTCGGTCCCGGCTCTGTACTAACAGGACCAGTCGGTCCTGTTGCGCCAGCGTTGCTGGATGCAGACTCTACCCAGAAATTATCGTAAAAAATAAACAACTGGCCATCGTCTGTGTTGAACCACGCGTCGCCCTCTGAAGCGTTGACTGGCGGTGTGCCAGCGGACAAAGTAAACTTACCAATTGAACCCGTCGGACCTGTCGCGCCGGTCGCGCCTGTTGCGCCAGTGGCGCCAGCGCCTGTAGGTCCCGTAGGGCCTTCAATGCTTCCAACGTTCAACCAATTACTGCTGGTTGTATCCCACACATAAAGGTTGCCGGTTACTAAATAACCGTCTCCTGGTTGGCCAGTCGGCTGTGCAGCCGTAAGCGCTGACACGGTTGGATAAGAACCAAGAATTTGAATACCAGCGCCTTGAGCACCGGTCGCGCCGGTCGGACCAGTTGGTCCAGTTAATCCTGTAGTACCTGTTGGTCCTGTTGGTCCTGGAACTGTCGAGGCAGCGCCTGTCGCTCCTGTTGGTCCAGTCGGTCCTGTCACACCGGTTGGGCCAGTTGCGCCAGTATCGCCAGTGGCTCCTGTAGCTCCCGTAATACCCGTTGCACCAGTGGCTCCCGTAGGTCCAGTCGGTCCAGTGTCTCCTTGAGCTCCAGTCGGTCCTGTAGCGCCAGTGGCTCCTGTAGCACCTGTCGGACCAGTGTCACCAGTTGCACCGGTTGGACCTATGTCACCAGTTAATCCTGTTTCACCAGTTGCACCTGTCGGACCAGTGTCACCAGTTGCGCCTGTCGCACCAGTCGCACCAGTTGCACCTGTAGCACCAGTTGCACCTTGTTGTGAAAGTAAATATGGACTCCAAGATTCATTGCTTGTTCCAGAAGTTGGTGGATAACCTGGATTTCCTGGATTACCAGAACGAATGTATTGAGAACCATCTACGTATGTAACAATGTCGCCTATTGAATAATAAAGACCATTGTTATATGCACCTTGGTATCTATCAAGAGCACCAGCACCGGTTGCACCAGTTGCACCTGTCGCGCCTGTCGCGCCTGTCGGACCTTGAATGTTTCCAACGTTTTCCCAGTCTTCGGCTGTGATAGACCAGACATACAAATCACCAGCAACTAAGTAACCATCACCAGCAGTTCCAGTTGGGTGCGCAGCAACGAGGGCTTCATAACTTGGATAAGAACCAAGAATTGATACACCAGTACCTTGCGCTCCAGTTGCACCAGTTGGACCTGGCACGGTGGATGCAGCACCAGTCGCACCAGTCGCACCAGTCGCACCAGTCGCACCAGTCGCACCAGTCGCACCAGTCGCGCCTGTTGGTCCTTGAATTCCTTCAAGACCTGTAGGTCCAATTTCTCCTTGCGGGCCCGTTGCACCAGTGTCACCGGTTGCACCAGTCGGTCCAGTTACACCTTGCTCGCCTTGATCACCAGTAGCACCCGTTGCGCCTGTGGCACCAGTTGGGCCAGTAGCGCCTGTCGATCCAGTCGCACCTGTAGCACCTGTTGCACCGGTTGGACCTGTGACTGTTGAGGCAGCGCCTGTTGCTCCTGTTGCGCCTGTCGCGCCTGTCGGACCTTGAATGTTTCCAACGTTTACCCAAGTAGATGTTGATGCTGACCAAACATAAAGGTCACCAGATACTAAATAACCGTCACCTGCGGCTGGCTCTGTATATGGCTGCCACCCAAATCCACTTTCTGGTGCACCACCGACGACGAAAGCAGCAGGATTAAGAAGAATAAAAGGACTAGCTGTAGAACTGATATTGATAACTACGTCATATAGTTGATAACTTTCACCACTACCCCAAGGTGTCCAAACACCACCAGGCTGGTCCGATTCAATTGGGTTTGCAGCAATAAGAGTTGCTTCATCTGGATATGAACCAAGGATTGTTACACCAGTTCCTTGTGCACCGGTAGGTCCTGTAGGACCAACTAAACCTTGTGTACCTGTAGGGCCCGTAGGGCCTTGTGGGCCGGTGTCTCCAGTAGGTCCAGGAATACCTTGTAAACCTGTTGCACCTTGTGCACCAGTTGGACCAATAGGCCCCGTTTCTCCTGTTGTACCAGTTAAACCAGTTGCACCTGTAGGACCGGATGGTCCTTGTATTCTTCCAGCATTTATCCATGTACTTGTATTTGTTGACCAAACATACAAGTCACCATTAACAATATAAGAATCACCAACATTACCAAATGGGTGAGCTGCAATTAACTCTGCATAACTAGCGTAAGAACCAATAATGGTTGTGCTAGTTCCAGCGGGACCAGTGTCACCTTTTGTCCCTTGTGGACCAGATGTTCCTTGTGGACCGGTTGGACCTGTTGGACCTTGTAAACCAATTCCACCTTCATCACCTTTGTAACCACGAGGACCAGTCGCTCCAGTAGCGCCAGTAGGGCCTGTTGCTCCAGTTGCTCCAACCGGACCTGCAGGACCGGTTGCACCTGTAGGACCAGACGCTCCCGTAGATCCAGTTGCACCAACAGGACCAGTTGGTCCTAATGTTGTGTTTCCAGGAATACTTACATAAACCGACGGTGGTGGGGTAACAATGATTTCATTAGACATTTGTTATTGAGATATTTCTCGTTCGGTGAAGACTTGACCTTTCATGTATGTTTGAACGAGTGTTGGGTCTGCAGTTGTTGTTGCTTGCAAATCCCAGAACGCACGAACTGGTAGATATTTGGTCTGAGTTGAAGTTAATTTAAGTTTAATCTTTCCTGCAGCAGCATCTGTTTTTGTAATATCAAACTCTGCCCATAGAGAAGGAGAGCTTGGATATGTTCTAACTTGAGCTTTAAACGTATAAGACGTAACATCAAATGGAAAGTCAAATATACCTTCCCAACTATCACCCTGATATAGAACGATGTCATAGATTGGAATGTTAGAAACAATAGGAGTACGACCAGTTAAATCACTAGCAATATATACACGCTCTGGTCGTCGAGAGTCGTCAATCTCCTGAGGTACATATATTGGGATAAGCTTGTTAGTAGTACGGCTGACTCTTCGCAGTTGACCAACTTCAATGCGCCATAGTCCTATGTTTAGAGCAGAGCATAGGGCCTTGTACTGCTCCATGCGTTGTTCTATTAATTGTATTAATTGGTGATAACGCTCAGACCTTGGAATTGTAACTCCGTCTGGAGCAAATATGTTGATGTCGTAAGCGGCATCTGTTGCCAGAGCCCATAAAGCCTCTATGGTAGAAAGAATAGTAAGTGGGTACTCTTCTACTGGCGGGAGGATAGCAACAGTCATTTGGCGACCAAAGCCATCAGTTCTATTAAAGGTATGCTGTTCAACGGCAATGTTTACAAAGTTTGTAATATCAGCATCGCTAAAGTATCTAAATACATTACCTACTACTGAGATGCTTGCGTTAAGGGCCGGGGCTGTAGCAAAGTGAACAACACCAAAGCTGGCTTCTATTGTGTATCCAGAAGGTTGGGCTATTGGGGTTCCATTAACAGTAACCAATAAAGTTGAGGTGTCTACTGGTTTTACGCCAAGAGTAAAGGACTTTGTGCTTCCGTCACCAATAAATGTCTTGGTGAACTGGCGGGGTTGGTCATTTAGTTCTGTGCGAACTTTAGCTACTAAATCAGCAATAACAGCCACTTTTACTCCTCAACATTCAACTATCTAATGATGACAAGATGTTGACAAAAAGTCAGCCTATAAAAACGAAAACAGCGGGCTTTTTGCCCGCTGCTCCGCTAAGAATAAGCCTTAAAGAACGTTTGCTAAATAACCCTTTTCCTTCAAGTGCTCAGCAACTTCTTTAGTTACTTCGTACTTTTGTCCAGCTCTAAAGCTGTAGGTGTTACCTGCTCCAAGAGTCATTGACTCGATGTTTTCAACCGTCCTAATAACTACGGTTGTCTCATTGTCTTTTGCTAATCTTTCAACCTTATCAACTACCACCGTTACGGGACGATTTGGTTTTGTAGCATCTAAGACTTCTGTTTCTAATTTGATTTGAGCTTCAGCGGTAGCCATTGACATTTCATTGGCTCTATTTTGCTGTTCTTCAATAAACTGCTCAGCGAGAGCTTCTCTTTGACGACCAGTAAAGTCGTTTGGTTTTGATTGTCTTGCCATTTGTATCCTCCGGTTTAATGACTGAATGTTTGTGTTGGGCGGGGAGTTTCAAGGCTCCCCGCCTCAACTTTCTTACTTATTAAATTGTTATTAGTTAGTTTCTGCAATAACAACAGCTTGATCAGTGATTAGACCAAGACCGAAGATTGAGTACCAAGCTAATGCATGCTCACGACCGAAGTCTAGAATACCACCATCGCGGAGTTCTACTGGAAGTGAGATTGCGTGACCGAATGCGTTATCTCCAATGAAGATAGCGTCATAACGATCTGATCCACCGTTACCTGTGAATTCAGCTGGTGAAATGTATCCACCACCTGCAGTAACTGTTGGAGTTACAGCGGTATCAGCTGTGTATGAAGTACCAGCACCACCAGCAACCTTGCGAACTTGTGTTGTCTCGATGAATACTGTGTCGTATAGACGACCAATCTCACCAAGCATAAAGTTACCAGGTGCAGCGTACTTAGTTACTTCAATAAACTCAGCAGTATCGCGTAGTTTACGGCTTTGGTGTGGATGCACGAAAGCAACATAAGTCTCACCCAAACGTGGGATGTTCTTAGTTGATAGTGTCTCTGCTGCGTCCTTAACAGTGCGTGGTGTCAAGTTAAATGCACCTGTCATTGATGCACGGCTTGATCCATTTGTACCTGAAGCGTACTGGTTGAATGTACCAGTTCCGTTGGTAATAGTCGCCATTGTTGTGCGGTCTTCACCATAAATGGTTGAAGTTGCAGAGTTCAGTGTGTCACGGCTCAACTTGTCTAGATATAGAGCCATGTTGCGTCCAAG